TAATTTCTTTTCTTTTTTACCTAATAACTTTTTAACTTTCCCAACTAATTGTTTGAATAATGGTTTTAATGCCTTAGTTAAAATTGGCGTTAATGTTGCCGCACTTGTCGCAACAATTGTGATACCGAAGGTAGTAGCAGCAACCGAAGGACTTGGTAAATATTTATCTGCAATATTTGTTGGCCCCCATATCTCAACACATTTTTTATTAACAACTTCAAACCCAATTACCTTTTCTTTTGCTTTGGCGTCTCTTAAATCTTCTAATCTGTAAGCCTGATCTTTTGCAGGACAATCAATTTCTTTTTCTTCTGGTAATACATCCTCACCGGGTAAATCAGCATCAGGAGGGTTAGCAGGATCAGGAGGGTTAGGCGGTTGAGCTTTTTGAACATATTGCATTTTCTTCGGGTTATATTCGATCGGCGTATAACTAGGAATTAAAAAGTCTATCCCCGGTTTTTGTACGTTTAATTGTCTTGTGATATGGGGTGTATTAATTAAGGTGTTAATCTTTGGTATCTGTATTTTTTGAATCTTTTCTATTTCCATTCATACAGCTTTCAAGTAGGAGCAACGGGCCAAGTAATATTAAATGGATCTGATTGAGTTGTTATATCTCTCAACGCTTGTCTATAAGTTTTCCAAGCATCACTAAGCGTTAGATCAGAAGAAGCTCGCCAATCTGTTTCTTGTAGTTTTAAATTTCTTTGAAATCTAACATCATGCCATTTTGCTGTATTTAAAGCTGTTACTTCATCTGATGTTGTTGATTCAACTTTAACGCTATAAGCTTTACCACTATCAACATAAGCATCAACTTTAGATAACTTCTCAGAAGGGCTAGAATAACTTAAGTTTTCAATAAGTTCAACAACAGAATTATCGGTTAAAAATTGACTATTAGGCCCAGATTTTGGAAAGGATGTATTAGGAAAAAGTGTTTTTAGTGATCCTGTTTGTTTGACGGTTGCTCCATCTAAAATTGCATAGTTCATTTAAGTGTACCTCGAAGATTCTTGGGAATAATTAGTAGACACCTCAGATGAAGTTAAGGCCTTACCTTTGTATAGTCTAACAATTGAAATCCTGTCTTGAAATGAATAGCTTGACGCCCAGCCACCTATTCCACCGACATAAAATTTAGTACCTGAATAAAAAGGCATAGTTGTTATAGAAGTATAATTGTTTGTACTGGCCAAAGAATTATTAATATATACTTTTCCAATATCATAACTACCTGATTTATCTAAACTAAAGACCAAATGGTTCCAACCATTATCGTTTAAAGAATGATCTTCATTACTAGGTGTAGAAAAGGCGGAAGTAGTTCTCACGTATTGCACCCTCTGCACGGCACCGTATGAGGTAGAAGTGTTGAATGAATAAGCAAAGAATGACCAACCATATTGACCAGCATCTGCAGCATATGGATATATACCAGCTATAGTTTCTATATAAGAATACTCAAGCTTAAACCACGCCTCGAAAGTAAAACTTCCATCGTCAAAATCAAAATAACTAGCATTAGGAAACTCTATCCCTGAACCTGTCGCATTAGATGAACCTTGACCATCAAAGACCCATGCTCCACCATCATCTGAACTATAAGTAATGTTGGAATTAAAGGCATCGTTAGTAATACTTCCTACTAAAGAATTAACTGTTGTACCTGATCCTGAATAGCTTGAGGTATTACCTGCATCAATATGAAACACTAAATTATCAGTAACACCACTAAACGCACCACCACCAGCAGAAGGAACGCCACTAGCTCTTAAAAAGTGGTTTCGCATTATGCAACATCCCCAACATGACAACCATATAAAGTACTAGCTATTTTCCAAAGTTCTATACAGCTATAACCACTCGTTGCCAATGTTGGAGCACTACCACCCACCCAAGTCATTGTAGGCCAAGTAATTGTATAAGCGCTGCCATCATCAACCATTAATAACATTGATTGACCTGCTGTAAGACTTTCTGTAAGTGTTGTATTAGCTCCTAAAGCTTTATATTGAACTGTTCCGTTATCAGGGTCTAATGCTGTACCAGTACAGTTATAAACATTTTCATTTATTGCATCTTCAAAGGTGACTGACCCTGTAAATGTTCCTCCAGTAAGGTTTACTTTTAATGCATCAGCCGTATCAACATACGCTTTAACTGACTGTTGAGATGCTGCTTTTGTAGCACTATTTGTAGCAAAATTATCTTCATCTAATAATGCGGTCGTTAATTGAATCAATGATGATCCTTCTTTTACATATAACGTATCTTCATCTTGAGCATAAACAATTTCACCTTCTTGTAAATCTGAAAGGCTACTATTTAAATTTGAATAAGAACCTCTTGCGATTCTTACAGGTGTTCTGGTACTTGGTGTTGGCATAATTAGGTTCCGAAATCGCCCCCGTCAAAGATATTACTTGTTGTTATTGTAGAGGTTCCATTTGCAAAATTCCCCCCGTCAATTAATAACGTTGTTGATGTAGATGTGTTAGTAAAAGTAATTTTGTCGCCTGATCTTGCCACAGATAAACCCGTACCAGCTTCTAAGACAACATCATCAGTACCTGAACCGCTACCGCCTGCCGTTAAACGTATTTTCTCCTCATCTGTGTTATCTCCATCAACGCAGGAAATACTATAAGTAGTATTTGTATTTGCCCCGCCTGCATTTGCATCAACGTATGCTTTAACAGACTGTTGACTAGGTACTTTTGTAGCTGAATTACTTGTGAAATCATCTTCATCTAATAAATCAGAAGCTATAGAATAATTATTTGCGGAGGTTGCAACACCATCTAATTTTGTTTTTAACGCATCAGTAAAATTATTTTTGGTTAAGCCTCCATCTCCTATTGCATAAGTTGTATTTGTATCAGGAGGGACGGCCCATTCCATCCCATTACTTGTATAACCTAAAAATTTATTTGTCCCTGTTGGCGCTGCGTGTATATCTAATTTAGATTCGGCAATTGTGTCATCAAGAATCTTTGCATTATTAACAGCATCATTATCAATGGTCCAAGTTGCGGAACTATTAGAAACAGTTATATCACCTTTATCACCATCCGAAACACTTGGGCCTTGTGCTCCTGTTGCTCCTTGTATTCCTTGCGGCCCGGCTGCTGTAACTTGAACAGTCGAAACGCTATCATTTAAGATCTCAACTGTATTTTTTTGTTCTGTGATACTTACGGAAGTCATGATGTATAGCCTTCTTTAGCTGTTACTGTTCCGACCAACCAATAATCACTATTGCTACCAGTTGTCAGCCTTAAATCGTAATATGAAAGATCCGGTAAAATGCTTGTTTCCGTATCCGTCAAACTTAGAGTAATTGAGCCAGTAGAAGCATTGGTGATAGTACAAGTTACATCAACATGTTTTTTTGTTCTTTCTTTGTTCCAAATTTGAGCCAACGCTGAATAAGAACTTAAATTAACTGCTGAACCGGTTGAATCTTTTAAAACAATAGGTTGACTCCAATCGCTGCGACGATAAAGCGTAATATTAAAAGTTCCAGGGCTGACGGACATCTAATTTTTGCTATGCAAGCATATTAACAGTTTTGATCTTTCTTTTCTATTTTATTTTTTTGATTATTTAATAGAACAGATTCTTTTAACCGTAGTAAAGCCTCTTTGATTGCTTCGGCTTGCAAAGAATTTACCCATATTAAAAAGGAAGGGCGGGGCCGGTTGATGTAGGAAGCTTTATATCAGGAACAGGTATCAGCTTTGTAATTTGATTTGTCAAATAAGCTTTTGCTTTAGCTTGGTTGGTTGGGTTCTTAGCGTAGAAATAAAGACCCGTACCGCCTGCCAGCACTCCCACTATAAAGACTGAATTAGCGATAACAAGGACATTAATAACTTTTTTCATAGCTAGACAAGTTCACTAAGACCAAGGGACACCAACTCTTTCAGTTGGAGTATTAATTAAATCAATTTCAGCTTTTAAGCCGGCTTCAATAGCTGTCACTTGTGTTGCTCCTACTGCAGTTTTCACCCATTCCAAGCACTTAGCAGCGGTCAAAGAGTCATACGCGACGAAATCAGAAGGCAGAGAAGAAGGCTCCGTAAATTCAACTTGACCGGTTGCTCTTGCTTTCTCTTCGCTTCCGTCCATACCCTTTACCCTGTATACAATGGTTTTGACGAATCCATTTGAAACGTTTGCAACCATGTTTTTGTCGTTAATTTCCCAACTGTAAGAAATAGCCATTAGTCGATGATTTTAGTAATAGTTTAGTCGCCTTCTGCGACTTGTTCTTGTAATAATTCTACCCTTGCCTGCTTCTTTGTGATTGCTTGCAGTTTTTCTTGTTGAGAAGAAGCAATAACATTATATTCTTCCACTAAGGCTTTCAGATCTGCTGATTCAATATCAAGGCGTTCTTGAGGTGTAGGCATTAGATTTTAATATGTCTACGTAGCATAGGGTCAACTCTCGTTATTGACAAGTACGGATCATTTCGCTTCCAATGCAGCTACCTTAGCTGATAATTCTTTTACTGATTCAACCAACGCACCTATTAGACCACTGTATTGAAGTGATTTAGATCCTTCTGAACCATGAACAAGTTCAGGAAATACTTTTTCTACATCTTGAGCGATAACGCCCATTGATTTCATTCCGTTAGTTTTCCAAGTGAAGTTAATACCTCTAATTTGTTCAATCAAATCAAGTGGATTTTGAATCGTATTAATATTATTTTTTAAACTAATATCCGATGTTTCAGTAACAGTTCCAGTAACTGCGATCCCCGATGTATTTGTATTTAGGCGAAGATTGTTATCCCAGTAGAGTTCACAAGAACCATTTGCTGTTCCTATTAAATAATTTTCTCCATTTGCACTTGTTAGTTTAAGACTATCTCCTCTAATAAAGAAAATACCAGTATCATTTTTTATTTCTGAATTTGTTGCATTATGGTATATTTTAAGATCTTGACCTGTGCCAAGTTCAATCATTCCATTGTCATCACAACGTAACCTAGTCGTACCCCAAGACACACCTGTTGTAGTTGTCTCAAAATGTTTAGCGTTGTTGAAATAGAGTTCTACAGTTCCATTAGAATCAGACACGAAAGATTTTTTCGTACCATCTAAGCTATACATTTCAACTTGTGGACCATAAAACTTAGTTGTATGTCCTCCTACTGCACCAATAACATTACCTAAAGTATCAGAATGGTAAATCTGAAAATCTCCACTAGCTCCTAAATTTAACTTTGCATCATCTCCACCTTTATAATCTCCATTAGTTATATAAACACCATTACTTATAGTTTGTAGTTTCAAACTGTTGTCGTAATAGAGTTCTACTGCTGCATTTTCTGTAGCTTTAATCTGTATTTCACTATTAGCTTCATTAACAACTTTCCAAATAGCTGCTCTATTCTTTAACTCTCCTGTTCCAGATTGATGTAAGTATGAATGAGACCCATCATGGTAGATTTCTAGATCCGATCCAGTTCCGACTAATAACTTCTTATTATCTCCTAGATGAATATGTTCACTACTTGTAAACGCATCGGTTGAATTTACCCAGTTAAATGTTTTATCTGTTGTTCCCTTAATTGTTATTCCACCACCATCGGCGAGAGAATCAGAAGGTGAACTTACCTTCGCTAAAGTTATATTTTTATCCTCTACATCTAAATTAGTTGTGTTTATCGTGGTCGTGGTTCCGTTAACAGTTAGATTTGCACTTAACGTGACATTTTGAGAACTATCTATTGCAATTGCAGATGCTCCACCGGTTACGAAATTAAGTGTATCTGAACCGCCGCTAATTCCTGAATTTTGATCAGATAAAAAACTTAAACTTGGAGTAGCAACACTTCCATCGGGAATTTTACTTAATAGATTTGCGTAAGTAATCTTTTTATTCTTATCCGCACCTGATTCACTTTGATCAATTATTGCTAAAACGTCTGAGCTATCAGGAGCCGTTAAAGCAGTAAATTCTGAAATTTTGCGATTTGCCACAATTTAAACCAAAAGAAACAACAGATTTTGTACTTAGTCTACGTAGGCTTAGTACTTAATGACAGGCAATAAAGCCCTATTTCTTGGTCTAGTCTCTGAGCTACCTGAATTTGTACTGTCGTTTTTAGTTCTCATCCTTTGACCAGTTCCTGTATTTGTTGATGTGGCATCATATGAAAAAACGCCCAGTTCTGTATATCCTCCTTGTGTTCTAACTTGGTCATCCCCGCCAAATTCATGTTGATGTGTTTTAAATTCATCGCCTTGAGGCGTGGCGAAATTACGACCTGAATCAACGCCTCTTCCGTTATCCCATCCTCTTACAAATTCACCTCTTAAATCAGGAACATTAAAAGTACTTGATCCATTACCACTTCCAAACACAGTTCCAAGGGCATCAAATAATTGAGAATAAGTTGTTCTACTAACCGCCGCACCATTACATTCTAAATAGCCAGTTGGGACAGTACTAGAACCAAACCAAAAAATTGATCCAGCCGGAACACCACCAACCCTTTCCCAACTTGTACCGTTATAAATTTCTTGTTGACTTAAGGTCGTATTCCATCGACTGTCACCCGTAGCAGGAGAGCCGGGGCGCTGCGCCGTTGTACCAACAGGTAATTTTAAACGACCCGTAGAATTGCAAACAATATCACCGCCACTTGTAACCGTTCCAGTGAAGGTAGGAGAAGCAAGCGTCGCAAACCCCATATTGGCCGTATTACTAGAACCAAGAGTGACCCAACCGTTATTAGCTGTATTTCTAATTTTGATTAAATTATTACTCGTATCAATCCATAATTTGCCTGCAACTTTTGTTGTTGGTTCAGACGCCCCACTATTTGTCGACTGAATATCATCTAAGGCATTATTTAAATTTGCCCTAAAGTTTGCGCCGTTGGCGTTTTCAATGTCGAAATCGTGTGTGTTACTCATTAGGAAGCCTCCTTACCAAAACCAGATGCAGCCCAAACAAAAGAACGAGCAACTGTACTTGAACCATTCTTAAATGTTACTTGAAAACCAGTACGAGAGATACTAGCCAATTCATAAAAATCACCACTTTGAGCGTTGGTTTGTGTCACTACAACATTAGGCGTATCTTTAAACGGCTTTGTAAAACTAACTGTATAAGCAGAAGAACCAGTTGTAACAGGGGTTGATATGCTTTCTGTTCTACCTTGTAATTCTAAAAATGCACCTAATTCCGTAATAGCAATATTTTGATTTGTATCTGTGCTTGTTAGTTTTGCTTTAAATTGAAACGCTCGACCTCTTAGCAAAATATTAGAAAATTCTCTCCACGGCCCCCAACTACTATTGTCATTTGACGCCCGTACATAGACTATTGCATTACACTTATCAGCACTTGTTGCGCCTGTTCCATCAATATCACCCCATGTATCAATTAAATCTGTTCGAGAATCCCATAAGCTATTAAGAATGTAAGAACTAGATTTAAGATTACGACGAATATTGACATCATAAACTTGTGTTAAATCAACAGACGTATTAAAAGCATATTCACCGCTTGCCGCTACGACGCCGCTAGTTTCTGTAAGTTTTAATGCATCTAAATCTGAATCATAAGTTGTTGTTGTTTTTGTACCTGCGAAATTACCTGTATGTTCATTTACTGTTTGAACTAATAAACGTTCTGAAGGCGCTGGTAAATCAATTGTAACCCTTGTATCATTCCAATCTGAATCGTTGCTACCAGGTGCAGGTGACTCTCTCCCCCCATCATCACGGAATTTTAAAAGGTAAGTACCGGTCAAAAGTGGAACTTGTTTTTGTGTCTGGTTCCCTGATGCTGCAACAACAATTTCAGTTGAATCTTTCCATATTGCCCCAGTTTCTAATTCAGAATGTCTAATTAACACCTGACCACCTAACAAAACATCTTTTTCCGTTGCTCTATTCCAGCTAAGGATTGCGCTTGCTTCATCAATTGGGACAAGACTAACTCCAGAAACTTGTGCCGGTAATGCTGTTTTACCCTGAGCAATAAACGGGTTCAACTGGGCAGGAGTTGTTGAACGTAAACCCGATGCACTAATGCTATAAACTTCAATCGTGTAATTTCCATCAACAGTATCTAAAATTTCATATTGCTTTGATCCTTCAACTGTTCGAGATTCCCAATTGCCGCTGTCATACCTCCACCGAACGAGAACATTATCAGTTGATGTTGTCCAAGTAAGAATAATTTTTACTCTTGCAATTCCTGTATTTTCATAAATAACCTCGGTACCATTTAAGCCAGTGGGAGATTCAGGCGGAACATTTAGATTAGTAATATCTCTTGTCGTTAAAGCAATTCCATCTTCTATATGTGCATATTTACCAGAATGATATTCAACACAAGACACCGCATAATTTGATTGTTCTTGTTCCTCGACTGATACAACTCGCCAAGTAGAAGTTTGAATATCGGTTGTTTGATAAACCCAAATTGAATTAGGATTTGGCGCCGAACTATAACCAGAACTAACTGTAATAACTCCAGAAGAAATACTAGCTACATTTTTTGTTTCAACGGAGCCATCAGAAAGAACAACTGAAAGAGTTGGACTGCTTTCTATCGTTAACCCCGTAGAATCATCTATAGGTATTTGAGTTGTCGTTGGCGTTGGTGATGCTTTAATTCTTCCTGATCTTCTTTCACCTGCTTTCATTTCATCAGCTATTTCTATGATTTGCCCCGGTCTTACAACAACACCTGCATCAACTGAAGTAACAAAACTGCAAGTACTATTTTCAACGTGCGCCATATATAAAAGCCATTTTCCCAGTCTGACGGCCTGACCTCGGCTGGTACATGCAAAAGCTTCTACGTTTCGCACCGATGAACCATAGCGAGCAATGTTGGCGCTATCCTTTACTTCTTCAAAGGCATAATCTCTAAGTTCATTATCAAAGTATTTAACGACTGCAACCGTTGGCCTTGTCTTTTGACTGCTATTGGAATATGTAAAACCCGGTTCTAATACATTTGAAATTGAGAATAAATAACTTGAATCAGCTGGTGAGTCTTGAGTGATCGTCACCGCCCCGGCTGACCAATAAGACATAGCTCTAAAAACTGATGTCATTTCATTTATAACGGTATAAGCTTCTTTTGCTGTTTGAATATTGATGTTGCAAGTAAAACGAGGTCTC